ATTCTAAAGAAAGTTGATCCTGGAAGAATTTGATCGTTTGCAATGTCGTAATCAATTACCACTCTTTCAAGTGTAATTGGTTTAGCAAATGCCACTCCAGGAACGGATAGGGCCGCACCTACAATGGCCGCCTCTGTTGCACCAGCAAGAGAAAGAATTCTTGATTTAATAAATTCTCTATATTCTTCATCTGATAATTTTTCTTTTCCTCCGGCCATATCAGCGGAGTTATTTACAGTTACAGACGCATCGGTTAAAGCAGTTTCAATTACATTTATATTTGTGGCATTTACGTTTCCAGAAACACCAGGAATCATTGCTGTAATATTTACTGAAATAGTTAATCCAGTTAAGACAACAGTAGCATCAGTTTTGAATCTTATTTCTTCACCAGAAGCATTTTTCTTTGTCTTGATAATTGACCCGGCCAAAATTGATACGTTTCCAGCATCAGTATTAGGCCTAGAAAAAGTAGCAACACCAGTTGCAAAGCTTGCATCTGGACGAGCAAAACTATCTCCAAAATGGTCAACGGCCAAACGATCAAGATCTTCACCTTCAGCAAGTGCGAAAAATGTTTTCATAAACTCAGAAACAATTAATTCTGTAACTTCGTTTACTGCAATAGATAGTGCTCCAGCAATAATATCGTGAATAGCACCAACAGAAAAATCGGTGAATTCTGGAGCCTGTCCAGTTACTTCATTTTTGTAAATGTCGTAAAATTCTTGCTGTGTTAAAACCGTAGTAGTCATACAATAATATCTCCAAACGGATCAACAGTGTTTTCTAATTCTCCCACTCCAACCGCTATAACTTTATATCTAACAAGAAACAATCCCATTCTATCTGGATCTAAAAGGATCTGAACCGAAGTAACTTTTTCTACTCTTTGGTCTTTTTCAAATTGTCTTTTAATCTCTATGGCCAATGCTTGCTGTCTGCTAATTGAAGCAATATCATTTTGCCATCTTTTCACACCAACCCCATAAGTAGGTCTGTGTGCAAGTGTTCCAGGGACAGTAATCAAGCAATTAAAAAGTGCCTGTTTCAAATTCTCCTGGCCTTTTATTAATTGAATATCACCATTAGGAGCGGCCTTAATTCCTCTCGTAAATTCAATATCAATTAAGAAGCTATCATCAATCGCGCTCATGTTATTGTACCCGTTGCCGTGCCTGGAAGTGTACTAGATCCAGCCTGAGCATTTGGAGTAGCAGTCGTTGAAGTCACAAGAGCATTAGCAATAATGTGGTTAATTACTGCCTTAGATACAGCATCACAAAACTTTTGTAATGTCGCTGAATCATCAGCCGTGCCATAAAGAGCTTCGATTTCTGTTTTTAGCTCTCCGGCCAATCCTGGTATGCTTAAGGGCATCTTTATTTCTCTGTAAAAGAGAGGTCGGATAATACCGCCTCATCGTCAATTGGACTTGTTTTTAGTGTATCGTACTCTTCTTTCCTGTTCAAGAATTGACTCTCCAAATCAGGTTTAAAAGTCAAATAACCGAGATTTCCAATATGCTTATGGTCGGCATCGTTCTGGGAGTGTGTTTTTAATGTGGCCAGAAGCTCAGATGCGAACTGCTTAAATATCTGGCCAAGAACCAAGTTTTCTGTTGGCTCTGTTTCTCCACGGGAAAGATTAATTCTTGTATCTGATACGTTCCAAAATTTCTTTCCAGGAAGCGTTCTTTGGACTTTTGAGCCGTCCAAAGCTATCTGAGGGATCTTATCAACCTTACTAGTTAATCTCTTTATTACATAAGCCTGGTCGTCGTCACCGTTTGCCTGAGCAATTAAAACCATGTCGTCGATTGCAGGAAAAACAATATCCCCAGAATCAGGGCCTACAGCATCCCAGGTCATTGTCGCTATAATGTTTCTTTGTTCTGGAAAAACCATAACAGTAAGCTTTAAAAAAGATCTATCTGAAGCGATATGAAGAGTTTTTACCTGTCCCACGCAAACATGAAGGCTATCATCCTTTAGAATTTCTTTAATTTCTTGGAATCCCTTCATTTATCTCCCCTTTAGTGCCGAATCAATATCAATGAAGTTTATGAATTCAATTTCCATTGAAAAACCATTTTCTTGATCTAGTTCGAATCTTACGGATTTAGTATAAAAGGCCGTATTGATTCTATCAATAGAAGATGCAAAAGCTTTTGCAAATTTTTGGTCGTATCCTCTACGCATAAGGAAAGCCGTTTTTTCTGATTCTGTTGATTTGCTAGATATTTCTTTTAAATCATCCTGTCTCATATAGATACGAATACCAGTACCATTTGAAATAGAAGAGAAATCAACCGGACTTGTTTTTACTCTTACGCCATCATCGTCAAAAGTTTCTTCAGGTATAAGCATTTCTGAAGTCGTAAAAGATCCTTCAATTTGTTGGCGGCTCATCTCTTCATAGATAGACTCACCAATTTTTATAAGTTGTTCTTTATTAACAACGTCTTTAATTGGAAACGTGACATAATCAGCAACCTTTGGAGGATCTATTTTTTTTCCATCTTTATCAAGCTGTGGAATAGTAACTTCAGGCCCTGCGATTCCTGGAGTCGTTGCCTCAAGTGGAATTTTAGCTGATTCTACCGATTTATTAAGTGGATTAAATGAAACTACTCTGACGTTAAAGTTTTTTGACCTTCCAAGCTTTCTATTAAAGCTCAAATCCTTAATGTTTCCACCATAGATAAATTGTTTTAACTTTTTCTTTTCATAAATGTTTTGTGGCTTAGAAATAATAAATTTATCAATCTCTATAAATCCAAGAAGACCAACGCGAGATAAAAGCTCTTGGATAATATCCCAGTAAGTTTCTCTTCTTCTTTGGTTTTTTACAGAGGTAACAGAATCAAGATCTCCTGCCAGTTTTGCCAATGTTGGCAATTCTTCACCAGTGCGATTTACAACTGCAATTGCCCTAGTTGTTTCCTGTTCCTGTAAAAGCTCTGAAATAATTTGATCTAATGGCTTAGATAGTGGAATTGGATCAGTGTTAATTCTTTTTATATCAATTAACAATCCAGTGAAATCTCTTCCTTCAAAAGATACTGTGCGAGTATCATCATCAAACTTAATTCCTGCTTCATCAGCAAAACCGACAAAAACTTTATTGGCCCCTTTTGTTCCGATAGGTAAATCATTTGGAACAATTTTTACTTGAATTCCATTTCCATCAAAAACCTTTTTTACGTTTTCCATGAATACAGAAATACCACAAGCACGAATACAGCGAGGATCAAAAGGAAATGCTTTATAGTCAAAAGTAAGTTTAACTGTATCAGCTTCAGAGTAATCATTTCTTTCTACTGTTACAGTACGGCAAGCAATGTTTAAATCATAAGTTGCATTTAGGGTCGGATTCGGTTTCCCAAAATCTTCCCATGTGACTTTTAGAATTACTCCTACCTGTGGATAATATAGACTCATACTCTTGGTATCTCCAAGATCTTACCAGTAATAAGGTCAGTAGTCGCAAGCCTGTTGAAATCATAAATTTTCTTCCAGTTATCACCGAATCCGTAAAATTTATTAGAAATCTTTTGCAGAGTATCTCCAGAAACAACTAAGTGTCTTCCAAGTGGTAAAGTATTTCCTAGGCCGTTTAATTGCTTTTTCATTCTCTCTAAAAGAGCAGTCATTACAGACGACATTGATAAAAGTGAAGAATAATATTTACTGGCCGAATATTTTCCAGTTAATGCCTGTGCAGAATCAAACGGCCTAATTGATCCAATGAAATTCTTGTATTCTCTAAGCTTATTTTGAGCGTGTTTAATTAATCCTTTTACTCTTGTGATTGATTTTTGAATGTCATTAACTGTGCTTATGATTTGATCTACAAATCCTGTTACAGCGGAAATTACACCAGCTACGACATTTGTAAGCTGTCCAATAGCATCGCCAATAGAAAGAGGAACACTAGTTGGATAAAGGCGAGCAGACTCCTGGAGCATCTGAGCTTGGTTAATAAGTTCCTTATTGATTGCAAATGGAACCTCTCTAGTTTGTTCAAGAAATTGCGCATTTTTAGGAGCATTAAAACCAATGATCGAAAACGTAATTGAGTAATCAAGATTACTCAGCATTTTTAAATCCCACTTAGTCTTTTGAAGGATACAGTATCTTTCAAACTCTCCCATGGCTATTCTTACGAGATTCCCCCTAAGCCTAATTCCATCTAAGAGCTGCTGGATTTCTGTGGAAATGTTTTTGAATCTTTTATCTTTTGTTACAGGATCTTTTCTTTTATCTTTAAGTGTTCCAACGATTGTAATATCGTCTTCTTCTCCACCCATCACTTGAATAGTCGGCTCAGAGAATCCAGAATAATATTCTTTCTTAACTCTTTGTGATCCACCAAATGTAAACGGAATTTTTGGCATCTGATTACCAAATAATCTAATTTTATCTCCAATGTCTCCATTATCTAAAATTTCTTCAATTAAAAAACCATCAGGAAAATCATTTCCATCAAAAGGAACATCGACACTTTTTGAAAATGGGTTTCTAATCTTGTCCTGGATTCCTCCAGCGGTATTTAATATGCTCATGCTTAAATCGCCCTAGAAAGCATTGCCCCAGGCCCTGCTCCCTTGCTTGAAGTTCTATTTGTACTGGCCTTTTCAAGTTGCTCTTTAATTGTAAAAGCGATTCTATCCGGCTGAAGTACTTCTTTAAAACTATTCTGCATTTTTACATCATAGTTATTAACCTGTGATACAGTTTTTGAGTTATCAACCTGTCCATCACTGTTTGGATTAAGCGCACGAGAAAAAGATTTATTAAACTCTTGTGCAAAACCATCAATCATATTTACAAAAGGATTTTCCATCCCATAAGTAAGATCTGTTAAATTTCCAGATTTAATATTTTCGTAAAGTTGCATGATATTCATTACGGTAGTTCCCACAAGATCCATCAGACCTTGAACCACTCCGCGAACAACAGACCAAATTCCAAGAACTGCTTTTCCGAAATAACTTAACATATCAACAAATGAACTAAGCGCACCTTTTCCAAAATCTAGCGTACCTGTACCACCAATGATTAAGAAAAATAACTCTTCCCAACCTTTAATTAAATCTTGAATTGGCATCCACAAGACATTCATCCAGTGGGCCAGATCTGCCATTATCACTGTAATGTCAGCGGCATTATTGGCAAACCACTCTAAGCTTTCAAGTTTCATTCTTGCAATTGCTCTACTTAATCCCTGAAGAGGAATTAAGAAAACAAAAATCCATCCAGCGAATTGAGCTAAACCACTTAGCAACATTCTTAGGCCTGGAAGAATCACGGATCTAAGAATAGTTCCCATATTTCCCCAAATATACCCAAGAAACTGCATTATTTTTCCACCAAACTGCATATTGGCAATATATGTTTGTAGGGCAGTAAGTGCAGGCCCTATAAATGGCATACTTTTAAGAAAATGAAATAATTCTTTTAAGTGAATAAAGGTAACGGCAATAGATGCAAGTGTTGTCGCCAATCCTAAGTCAGATCCAATTTTTTGAAGCTGTGCCAACTGAAGCAGCATTTCTTTTGGATTCTTTAAAAAGTCTTTTACGAATCTGGCGAATGTTTCAATTATTTTTCTACCATCTTTATCAATCCAGTCAGCTAGCTGGTTAAATGCCTCTAAAAGAACTGGCATGATTGCATCACCAATTGGCTTTAAAACTGAACTGAATCCAGTAAATAAATCTCTCATCCTTTGCATCATGCCTGCAAGAGTGTTTGCCCTCATTGCAAGAAGTTCAGAGTTTGAAGCAAATTTGGCCATTGATTCGTTTAGAATTGAAAATCTTTTTGCCGCATCTAATTGGTTGAAGCCCTTTGCATCTTTTACTTTGTTAGCTTTAAAAGCTTCAGGAGCTTCAGACATTAATCGTCTAAAAAGAGTATCACCCATTGAGGCAGAACCCTCAATTGATCTTAAAAGCTGTCCTTGAACCTCTGATGGATTGATTCCAAGGTTAGGAGCAGACTTAAGCATATTTCTTGAAATATCGCGCGCGCCTTTAAAGTTTGTTCCTGCTAATCCTTTTGGAACTAGCATGGCAGACATACCTTTAGTCATTTCTAAAAGATCTCCTGCTGGAACTGAAAACTTTCTAGCATCGTCAGCAATGTCTTTCATTATGGTTCTGGAAACGTCCATTTTATCGTTTAGATTTGTTATGTTTCCGGTTAAGTGTTCCATGTTGGAATCAATAATCTGAGTGAAAGAAAGTTGAGATTGCATGAATTTATCTGAAGCCCCAATTGCGACTCCAAGAAGGCCCGTAAGACCGCCAGACATTCCAGACAACTGTGAAATAAACCCAATACCAAGACCCTGAATTGATCCTACGGCCTGATTAACGGTATTTGATAGACCCTGAACTGATCCTTGAAGTTGCTCCGATCCTAAGATCGCTTTTGCAACGTCAAACTTAAATTCACTGACTACAGTATAAACATTAATTGCCATTTTGGTTCCCTGATTCCTGACCTAAGATCTCGTTAAGTCTATCACAGTATATCTTAAAATGTTGAGGAGTCATAGATCTGATCTCCTCAATTGAAATATTAGAATACCGCTTACACCAGGCCACTAATCTCCAGAAGTCTCGAACTCTGGGATCAATTGGACGTTTCCCTCATCCTCTCCAAGAACCATTTTTACGGCCCTTAAACATTCTGAGTATTCTTTGAATTTGAAATGCTTATCTAGCTGTTGTTTTTCAGTAAGATTTAGAGCTTTATTATCAACTTTTACAAGTAACAATTTTAGCAATTCTTTCTGAAGAAGCATTCCCATGTGAAGTTGATTATCACCACTTGCCTGTTTTCCTGCTGTCTGTGCCGCAGTTTCAGTATCAGAGATTAAAGGCTCTCTTAGGTGAACAACTTTTCCAGATGATAAAGTGAATTTCATTAAATTAACTTGTGACATTTTTTATCTCCATCGTATCGTTTATATAAAAAAAAGGGTAAGTAAAAACTTACCCCCTCTTATCTTTGAAAAAAATTCTTAGATTGGCAATCTTCCTGATGCCTGGAACGTAAGTGTTTTTGTCATTTTCTCATTTAATCCAGACTGTTTTTTGTCTAGCTTAAATTGACAATCAAAATACACATAACTTTTACTTGTTCCATCTGGATAATTCTCTGTTGTGATCCAAGAGTAATCCGAAACACCGATTCCATTTAAGTTATTTGTGATTAGACCGTCGATAAAATCTTCAATCTTCCCATCTTTTACTTCCATATCCAAAGATCCTGACCATCCTTCGACTGTCTGATCTCCTTCTGGAACTGGAGCACCAACATAAAAAGCTCTTGAGAAGCTTGAATCTTGGTTTACCGTTACGTTTGTAATTGTGTTGATAACATTCTCAACACCGTTTTCAAGTACTTTAAATTGGCCCTGGTGGCCTCTAATTGATGCTGTCATATTGTTCTCCTAAAAATTATTGTTCGTCTTGCTCAGTAACTACAACTGACTCACCAATTTCTGCTACCAGAACGATAAATCTCATGCTTGAGAAAATTCTTCTCTTGTACTTGATGAAGAATTTACCTTGAGCAATTGTATCGTTAGTGTTGAGTGATTTTACATCAATCAACTTGGCCTTACCGCCTGTCACTTCAGAATTTCTTGGAAGAATTCCAAGATTTTCTTGTTGAGTATCGAAGTTGTTAATCGCCGCGCTTACGTTATCTCTCTTTGATTGAGAGTTAACATCGTTTTGATAAATCTTTAAGAATTTAGCAATACTGTTTGTAAGGTAATCGGCCATACGTCTTCTTAAGACAGTTAACTTTGAAGTGTTAGCGATTTGAGTAACTACACCAGACTTGATTTTAAAGCCAATGTCTAAATCTTGCTCGAAAGCAGAAATCCCAGCTTGCATAAGCTGAATGTATTCGTCGCGTGTGTGGATTCTTTTTAGCTTTGTAACACCGTAAAGAAATCCTGAGTTTCCAGCGTATGCAGGATCTACATAAGGCGCAGTCTGAGAAAGAATTGAAGCGTACCATGAAGCTGGAGAAGTAAAAACTTCTACGCCGTCAACGATTGTTCCAACCCAGTTTTCTGCAAAAATAATTCTTCCGTCAGTATCTCTTAATGTCGCAACGTCTGAAACAACATCAGAAACTAAATCGTTTTCTTCGTGAGAAACGATTACCATTTTATCCTGAGTTAATCCTGCATGGATTTTCAAGTAAGAGTTTCTTATAGCATTGTAAACGTCGATGAAAAGGAAGTTTCCGGCCCCTTCAACTTCAGCTTTAGCAATTGCATCTTCATAGTCTGTATCTGCAACTGTTCCATCTGATCCAGCAGCTAAGAAAGTAGCTGCTGCGTTTACTGGCTCTAAAAGAGTCGATAATACTGCAACGTCAACTAATTTTGAGCTTGAAAAAGTTGTTCCAACAGAAGCGATTGCCACGTTATCATAAACTTCATCAGGAAAAATTGATGATGCATCAGTATTTGTATCTTTGATCGTGTATTTCTTTCCAGAAACAGATCCGGCCTCGATAGTTACAGAAATTTTATTCCCGTAAACACCTTTATGTTTTGCTGTGAATTGAATTGTATCAACTGGAGTAATTGAAGCGAAAATCTTTGTTCCTTTTACAGCATCAGAAGCTACTACACGGATAATTTTCAATGCAGAAAATTTCTTGTTCTTTAATTGAACATTTCCTGAGTAAGAAGACTTTCCGTATTTCTCATGAAAATCACTTAGGCTTGCAATTCTGCTCATCTCATCAGATCCGCGCTCAAACTGGCCAGCAAGAATTACCAGGCCTGTTCCTACGCCCTGAATACCACCAGGAGGAGCCGATTCATCAATTACGATTCCGTCTACTTGGTCATAATCTGCTACGTTATTGCTTCTAAAAATTCCCATCTTATTCTCCTAAAAAACTTCAAAAGTTTCGTTTATATCTGCTGTGTTTGGATCAGTTTCTTCACCAACATCATGTTCGATAGTAGCCTCATTGATAATAAATTCGTCCTTAACTGCAAATTTTGGATAATTTACTTCAATGTCTACTTTCACTCTCCATTCTGAAGTTCGTGAAGTTTCTTCGCTATCCATATAAGTGTAACCAACTTGGTCATATCGTGCAATGGCATTGTGATAATCAATCAAAGTTAATGATAGCCCTGACGGGGCACCAGAATCAATAAATTGCTTATTTAAAACGTCCATCAGCTTATCAAATAATGTATCGCGTGTTGCCTTATACTCAGTCCACAAGTCTAATTGAATTTTAGCATCAATCTGACCCACAAGATAGACAGCAGACTTTTTTAAGGGGTTATCCGTCGGGATAACTTTATATAAGGTAGGCATAAGGTGGGTATAAAGAGGCGTTCCGACAGTCATAACGGAAACGCTAGGCATTTTCATATCCATCTTGGGATCAGGCCACTCATTTAGGACTTGCTCCAATTCTGTGAAGTTATCTTCTATGAATTTTGCCAGTGTTGTTACCGCCACTGAATTGCTTGGAGTTGTCACCCTAGTTTTTCCTTCATCTTTCTACGAATATCAATTATTATCCTATCTACAGCATCGCTCAAAATATGCTTTGGCTCAAGACCTTCTTCAGATATTTTATTCTGAACACCCTTTGCCAATGCCCAACACTCGCTGTCAACTTCTGGCTTTCTCAACACTCTTTTAGCCCAATTTAATAAAGGGCCTATTGGTGGAGTGAAAGGACGAGTTCCAAATTCAATCATAGCGGCATACGGTGCCGTATTTCCCAGGATCGCGCTCTTCTCATCAACTGTCATACTCCAGGCCTGAGCATATAGACCAGTATCGACAGGAGAAGCGGCCACTATGTTTTTCATCTCATCTGTCATGGCCTCGACAACAACTTGCTTATAAACCTTGATATTTTTTTCGGAGTATTCTTTTAATTCATCTGCAAATTTATCTAATGGAACTACTTTTGCCATACAATCTCAAAGTTTTCATTCTGAAATGAGCTTGCCAAATATTGTCTTCCCAGTGGAGTTCTTTTTGTTTCGATTTCATCACTTCCGGCCCACATGATTGCGTCTGCCACAAATTCAAAACAATAAAGCTTTTGTGCTCCAGTTTCAAAGCTGTAATCATATAATGTGCCAACTGCATTCTCGCAATATCTTTGCAAAGACTCTTCGTAAATTTTAAACTTAGGCCTTAAAACCATCACATCATCTTTTCTTGAAAGAAAAAACATTAAGTCAGTTTCTTTTAATCCTGCGGTTACTGATTCGTACAATCCCTTTAAAGAGTAAATCGCACCATGTCCCCAGTGATCCAGGGCGATGTTCGACAACTCTCCTCTTGTGTGAGTAAGAAGAATGTCACCAGGCTTAATGATTCCAATGATGGCAATGCACTCTGCTTCAGTCATTTGCTTATGATTGAAAGGCATATGTACTTTTGAAATCATCTTAGAAAAAAAAGAAATTACTTTTTTCATAGTCTATCTTTAACCGTCAATTTGCTATTAACCTGGCAAATTCTTTTGTCTGAATTGTCATCTATTTCTAATTCAAAAGAAGATGATCCAGATCTTAGTAAAGCACTTTTAGTATCTGAAATAGTAGCCTTAATTGATCCTGCCAACAAAGAAACAACTTCAATTTCTAAATCTTCAAGGCTTAATTCAACAGCAGAAGAAGATCCTTTTAAGATCATTTTAATGGCCGTCACATTGGTTAAATCTAATGGATTTTCTCCATCTCTAATTTGCATTGAAATTTCATGGTCTTCACCTTTTATGATTTCAACTTCTTCCATGCTTACTGAAATTTTTGTTGATAAAAAACTCATATAAAAAATCTCCTAAAGAAAATCTATAATTTCTTTATTGTTTTTCTAACTTGAACATTCCAATAAACGTAATCTTGTTTTACATTGATTACTTCATATAGACGATTATTTATTTTATAGTATTTCTCCATTGTTTTTGGATTTGATACTGAGCAATCAATAAGATCTTCCGTTGGATAAGCTTGCTTAGAAATATGTTTAAGTATTATGTCACCTTGACGAATGTTTCCACCCTCTCTAACTCTTAAGTCTTGAGAGTAGTCTTGTAAAAATGGAGTAGGTAAAACTTGCACTTCTGTATCAACCGGAATTCCAATACCTTTTGTTTCAGGCCATGTGCGAGTAAAAATATAAACGTGGTGTTTTATCGCTCCAAGTTCATCTCTTAGACCGAGAATATCATTTGTAACTGATAAAACATCATCGACTATAGACATACTGAAACATTCCTATTTGATCCCGTCTTGCACAAGCAAGGAAGGTCTAGGAGAGTTGATAAATTAGATAAAAGTCTGTTGTACTCTTTTTTTATTAAACTAAAGCCAATACCTGTATCAAGTTCAATATCTCCAATTTTCTTTACATTACTTTTTGTTGGAGAGTTATTAAGTTGAGTTTTTATTAGAGCGATTTTATCCAAAATAGATTTTACCTCTTCCTCAATGTATTGATTGTTAATTGTAAGCCTATCTCTAACGATAGAATTAAAATTAACAGAATCAGGATCAAGAACTGTTCCTGGATAACAAAGCTCTATAATAACTTTGTACTTAGTTTCTTCTGTTAGCATTTTTATTGCCTTGAACTTCTTTTTTAGGCTCTTGCTCTTTTGAAGCTTCAGAAATTATATGCTCTTCTAATTTTGTACGGTCTGCACCGGACATTTTAGAAAGATCTTTTTGTTTTTCTTTCAACTTGTTTCTGATTCTTGCGTAATTCATATCTTATCCTTTGATGAAAATTGGTGCCGTAATAAATTACGACACCACAATAATTTTTTTAGTTTCCTACGATTTCAACATCAAGTTGAGCAAGTAGTAATGTACCTTCGGCGAATGTTCCTGTTTCAGCAACATTAAGAGATAGGTAATCTCCAGCCTCAAGTTCAATGTATCCTGCCGCTGGCATAACAAGTGCCTTTGCTACTCTTGCCGCAAGCCCTGCCTGTGTGTCAACCGCTGTACCAACTGCCACATTGTTTTTCTTGGCCTGGTAAGTAAGGTAGTTTGCACCTGAAGCAGTAATTGCTCCCTCTTGAACAAGAGAGATTGCAAGGACTCTCATTTTCTTGTGCGCGTACAATAGTGGAACAACTGCTGATGCAGAAAGTGCCGCTAGTACGATTGAAATCGACGGTCTATTGTTATGATTAATCATAAAAGAATCTCCAAAAAGTTAAAAGGGGCCGTAGCCCCTAAGATTAGTAAGTTGAAGTTGTGATAACAGAAGCGATTTTCTTATCAAGAGAAGAAATCTTTCTGTCGAAGTTTTTAACCCCGTACCACTCGTTACCAGTAACGATAATTTCACGGTTCAGAATGTCTTTATCTGAATCCATTTCCATCATCTGCTTAGTGATGATACCGTAAGCGTTTTCTTTACAGATAATCGCCGTGTAAGTATCTTTTCCACCAACTTGACCAGATACGTTTTTAGTCATTTTGTCGTTGATAACGATTGCCATGTTTAGTAAGCGTCCAGAGAACCCTTGAACCATTGACATAGGATCGTTAGCATCTGCCTTCATAAATCCGGCAGTCGTGTCGTTTTGAAGATCTAGCAATTGAAGAGAGTGCATGAAACATACAGCCGCTTCAGTGTGCTTATCTCCGAACGCCTTGATCTTACCTACGTTTAACGAACGAATCGTCATAACGTCAGCGGCCGCAGCAGCCTGGTATCCCACGTTCATTGAAGTTTCGATTTCAGTTTTTAACTTATTATCTACTTTTTCAGCGTGAACGCGCGCGATTTGTCTTTGAGTTTCTGACATGATTTTATCAGCAGAAGCAGCAGACTTTTTGAAAGACTTTTTCTTGAAACCAACGGCCTTACCAACTTCAAAAACAGTACAAGAGAAAGAATCATCAGATAGTTTATCTACTGATAGTGCTTCGTCTTCTTCTGGTTCTTCGGCATCACCGATTGCTTTAAAGTAAGGGAAATTAACTGTTACGCCTTTTCCTGTCTCACCTTCAAGCTCGTTGTTTCTTAGTGCGAAAGCACCGAAAACAAGATATTGGTCAAAGTAAGCTTCGATATGGTCAGCCCATACTTTTGGTTCAAAAACAAAATCACCTGATTGTGTACTCATAAAATTCCTTATAGGTTAAAGTAGTCGTTTTTCTTTTGCTTGCTTCAGTAGCGAGTTATAAAGATCAGGCTTCTCATTGTATAACTTTGATTTGGCCATCATTCCTAACTTCGCAAACTGCTCAACTGTCATTTCGTTGTTGCTTCCAGGGTTTTTATCCTTCTCTTTATCATCGTCCGGCGATGTTTGAGCAGGCCCTTTTTTCGCTCCAACTTTTACTTTTTTAAGTACTTCTTCTAAATCTTCTTCTGACAATTCTTCATCTTCTTCCAGAGCCGATAACTTCTTTGTCATTAAAAATTCAAAGTACTCAAAACTGTCTTTGCTAATACCGTTTTCAATCGCAATTTCCAGCATGGTGCTTCTCACTTCCGCTGATTCTGCTCGTCCACTTAGTTTAGCAATTTTGTCTTCTGGTGCTTCTTCATCCGATTCATCACCAGAAAGCTTCTTAAGGTCTGCTTCGATTTTTGCTAGACGATCAGAAGATTTCTTACCTTCAGTCCTGTGCTTTGCATTTTCCGCGCGCAAATCCTTAATCATTTTTTGGACTTTTGGATCTAACTTAGAAACATCGACTTTATCATCAAGATCTTCGTCAGTTTCTTTGTCTTTATCCTTGTCCTTGTCTTTATCTTTGTCTTTATCCTTATCTCCTTCTCCTGCGCCTCCGGCTCCACCTTCGCCACCTTCAGGACTCATAAGCATAAACATTTTCTTCATTCCAAAGTTCATTATGTATCTCCTTTTATCGTATCGCGTTCTTTGAATATGATAGCAATAAAAGAAAAGAAAGCAAGTACTCAGTGCCTTTACTTTTAATTATTTATTTAATAAAACCATGGCTATGGATAATTTTATAGATGAATGGGAAAGAGCATTAACCAACAAAAAACCAAAGGCCTTTGTTTATTCAATATTATTTGATGATGGATCTGCTTATGTGGGAATCACTAAAAACCTGAAAAAAAGACAAAAAAGGCATGAGTGGAATAGTAGTAATCCAGGAGTGAAAGAAAGAATGGGCAAGGTTAATTTCTCATTCAATGTCGTACATAAAATATATGAATCAGAACAAAGAATGCTAGAAAACACTGCTTTGATAGATTATGGACTAAAGGGCTACACTATTCTAAACGTAGGAACAATTACTTCTAAAAACTACTCGCTAAAAGATGGTCTATAAGGTATTAGAATTGCACGGTCGTTGGGCCTCTCGGGTGGAGTCATAAATGTACGAACTTTTCCTTTGTATGTATATGAAAAAGGTTGATCTATTGGAATTATCAAATTAAGTTTGGCCAATTCGATTGAATCCTGACCTGTCCTGGAATCCATCGGATGATAAAGAGTTTTCATAAGATCAGGAACGTAATCTTGCTTAATAGTTCCAAATCCGCGCATCTTGGAAATATTATAAATTCCATGTAATTCTGTGCGAACTATTCTGGCAAGCTCCCACTCTTTCATATCAAATACTGATTCCATATCATATACGGCCTGTGACCAGCTTTTTTGCTGAATCAATGATTGAGTAAGGCTAGATTGAAAAGAAGCTCTTAGGCCTTCATTATATGACTGTACTGATGATTCATATTGATTAAAGAGGTAATTGTCTGGCTCTGTTGATTCGATAATGGAATCAAAAGGAAGCTTTCCAAATCCACCACCAAAGGCTTTGTCAAACGCGTCCATTTCGGTAATTGAGTCTTCAATTCCCTGAGAAGATAAAAAATCAAATCCTTCATTTATTTGATAGCCAATTTTTTGCCTTAACTGAGCAATGGCCGCTTCAATTTGAGCAAGCGCATTTTTCATTTTTCCTTCGCTATACTCATTATTAAAAGAGTTCGCCAGAAGCTGTAATTTAAGCTCCTGGCGCGCTTTTTTATATTCCTTAAGCATCTTACGGGCCTGGGACATTTCAACGCCCTCAAGCCTGTCAGAGTGACGTTCTAAAATGTTTACATTATCTATATCTTCAAAGAATCCCATTAAAATAACGTCCCTTGGTTTGGATCAATCTTTTTAGAAAAACTTCTCTTTGATTTTACCAGGCCACCGAATTGTTTTGCATTGTAAACAGACTGAGCCGCCATTTTATTTTGTCTGGCCAGAGTTTTTCCCTCACTGAATCCGGAGAGTTTAAATTTCTTAATCGTATTAAACGACCTCTTCATCCCCTGGCTAGAATAAATAGAAAAAGCTTCAGATACAGTTTTTTTAGGATTAGCAACTTTTACAAGTTTTGCAATTTGCCCTAATTTTACCTTCTTTCCAAAATAGGCAAAGCCAATTCCAGAAACAACAGATCCAGCGATCCCAACAGCTCCAATTTTTTTATCTTCACTAGTTCTCTTGTTAAGGATTCTAGCCGTTCCAATGCTGGCAAGTCCAGCGGCAACGGTTGTTCCAACAAGTAAGGCCCCAAAACCTTTTCTAGCGAATCCCTTCGCCGCGATCTTGGATACAGCAGATTGCCTAATCAAATTAGTTCTTGTCACTGATCCTTTGCTGGCCAAGGTAGAAATCCCTCGCAAGTTGGCAGATCTTCCAAAGAAGAAATTGGCCTTACGAATTGCTTTTGCCGCATAAATTCCAGATGCCGCAGATATGGCGGCTCCAGCACCAATTTGAGATGCGCCTTTATAATCATCTTTCTTGATCTTCAATGATGATTTTTTTATTGGAATAATTCTTCCGTTTATTCGACGGAAAACTAAGTCATTATTCATAATATTGATCCTGCTTTTTATTTTTGTGTAAATAATAAAGAGAACCAGCAACCATACCACCTAAAATCACACCGCCTTTAGCAGCTTGAATTTTATTACTCTTATTAAGTAAGCTTGAAAGCTTGTTTAGTTTTTTACCAGATTTAATGGCCTGTTTTTCAAATACCTTTTTAGTGTTTCCAAACGAAACAGTTTTTCCAAGTAGATTTCCAGCGTGTTTCCCTTGGGCAACATTGAAAGCTGATTTAATCTTTCTTGGATCAGTTCCGCTAAACTTATTTTTAAGACCATTGATCTTTCTAAGGATTCTATTCTTAAAAGATAATGTTACCTTTGGCTCTGTAACTACTTTTTTAGTTGAAGAGGTAAAAGAATGTGTGTCTCCAGGAGTGGCCTTTGCCCCAGATCCAATTTTCTTTTGTCCTGCTTTGTCGTTTCCGATGGGAACTATTCTTCCGTTAATTCTTATAAATTTCATTAAAAAAACCCTCCAAAAGTTTTTTGAGAATCAACTTTCTGTCTTTCAAGTTCAAAATCTTCAACTCCAAAGTCTACCCCTTGTGATTGAATCCATTTTAAAGCAGTATCACGGGAAATGATATTTCCGTTACTGGCCTGGAGTCCGATAGATACAACTTGCTGCTTATCCTGAGTAGTTAGCTCAAAAACTGGAGGCCATGTAATAGTAAATTCCATGCTGGCAGGAACAAAATCTTCAGGCATAGTAAATTGAGTTTCAAATCCCAATGTGTTTAATGTGATGATTGTATCAATCATTTTTGCAATTAAACTTTTAAAACCTTTTTCGATCCATGGACGAATTTCATTAACCAATTCAACAAGTGGAGCGTGCATAACTTCCATTGCTTTACCTGACTGAGCTGATGCTTGCATCTTCTCAGGGTCTAGCATGACGATTCTAGCAATGTCTTGAACGCGCTTGAAGAAATCTTCTCTTGTTTCTCTTGAAGCCTCCAGGCCTGATCCTGCAACTTCTAAGAAGGCCGCTTTTCCTTCGCGTCCAAGTGCCCACGCTTTTGCTGATGATTTAATTAGCTTATCAATGTCGTCTTCATCCATTCCAGAAAGAACTAATTGAGGATCGTTACCGTAATTAGTTGCTGTATCTGTCTGAGAAAGATTGTAGTTAATTGCATCTACAAAATCTTTAATCTGAAGAATAAAAGGCTCGCTTTCTCCGTCGGGCGAATACAGATCTTCACCAATTGAAAACCATTCACCTTGAACGTATCCAAGATTGTGCTCAATGCTTGAAACAACTTCAAACTCAGGCTTACTATTTTCAACATAGATAGGATTACTAAAAAGCGTGTCAGTTGTTGTTGATAGAATTAACTTATACCAACGCTCAATCTTTTTACCTTTATTATCTGTCTCACCAGTATCATAGACATACTTAATTTCGATGAAGTCCAAATTTCCTGCTGGATCAAAAGATGGATAGCAGTAATTAGGATTATACTTTTCTAATTTAAGTGATCCGTTTGTCATTTTGAATCTGACGAAACAAGAATTGTAGGCTACTAATTTTTTACACATATCAAGCATACGAGCTTGAAAGAAAGTTCCATTTAAAACTATTTTAGTAAAATAACTTGTGTCTTCATCGTCTTCTACTTTTACTGCTGGAAATGTTGATCGGCCAAGTAATTTAGAACTAAGTCTATCAGCAAAAACTTTAGCAAATGGATAGATAATTTTTGGCTTACGATCTTTTAACGGAACATGAGTATCTGAGCAAGCCGCTTGATCCCAATCTTGCTTTCCATCGTACTGAGTCCCTTCTAAATAGGACTGAACAACACAAAGTTTTGGTGAACGATAACGATCTGACTTTTCGTTTCCCGTATTTAAAACGATTCCCAGATTGTTATTGGCGCGTTTCTCAGAACGACTCATACCAAAGATCATCCTGGTTCCATTTTTATATTTCTTGCCGTTTCCGTTCATATTTTTATCCTATTTAATTTCTAAACATTTTTTCATAATCCAACCAAGAAGATAAGCTTGTGCTTCATCATTTTCAAAAGAAGGTAACACACCCTTTGAATGAAGGATCATATTTGTTATGTGAAGACACTCATGCGCGAGTGTTGAAATCATTTTTTTATCTCTTAAGTAAATCACATAATCAAGGCCATCAATCTCTAGTGCCTTTCCGGCCATTCCATCAAATTTATCTTCAGAAAAATTAAGCCTTAGATGCTTTTTCATAGAAGCCACAATTTCTTTTGCAGGAACTTCACGGTAAAAATAAATATTTACCATATATAATTCGCAATAGAAGTGATGTGGTTTTATAATTTTATTTTTAATAAGCAAGATCCTTAATTGATTCTAAGTGATTAGCATAATCAATAAACGGAGAGTTGTTAAATTCAATTTGGTGTTTCTCCCAATCTATTTGAAGCATTGAATAAACATATTCAGCGCGCCCATTTCCTAACTTTATCACTTCGCTTGGATTTATGCCTTTTAATTTTAAATATGCACAAAACTTGATGTTTTTAGTTTTTATCATCTTTCCATGTCCTTATTAATACCGCCTACCGCATATTTATTATTGACTAATCCGAAGAGCATTTCAAGTGCATCCGGTGCATCATCGTGAATTCCTTTTGGAAAATCGTACAATTGGTTCATAAACTCGGTCGATATGGCCTTTTTGTTGAAAAGAATATGCCCATGCTGGATCTTTGGCTCCAAAGTGTAGATCCTCTTTTCCTTATTCTCGACCAAATCAATGTCATAGAATTTAATCTTGATGAGCTTTCCAGAGCTTTTCTCGATTTCCTCGCGCTCTCTTTTTATGTTGTCCATCAAAAGATTTCTGAATAAATTTGTCTCAACTCCAAACTTGTAATATTCAAAACGCTTGTGAAGCTCAAATATTTCTTTGATGAAAACAGAAGGGGCCACACGCTTTAAAAAGTCGTGATGAACAAATAATCTTTTTTTGCTATCAACATAACCTGAGACAATACAAGCAAAGTCTGACTTCTTTTTTTGAGTCGCCTTAGTTTGTCCTGTCGCTGGATCAATCGCACCATAGGCTGTTAATGACTGCCATGGAATTAAAGTTTTTGTTCTCTCAATAAATAAGCCGTGCTCTTGCTCTTCATACCACCAGATATTTTCTGGAGCAAAAATCTTTTCAACATCAGACTGCGGATCGTTCTGCTTTTCTTTCATAAAAGAGCGCATACCTGACTCAATGATCTCTTCCTGGAGCTTGTAATAAGGCTCTTTATCAGGCCATAAAACTTCTACGCCTCTGAGCATTTCAACTTCATTTTCTTTGTAAAAAGCAAGTGCGTCTTCCAGGCGATTATCATTATCCAGGTTTACATAAATCTCAGTCCACTTATCCCAAAGCTCACGATTATCTGCCCATGAGATAATTGCTTTGTATGAATGAGTTTTATATCGCGGATTATTTAGGAGAGTTTTCAACAAAGAGTGCTGGTGAAGAATAGTACCAACGATCTCAATGTTAGTTTCCCCATCACCAATTTTTGAAATAACGTCAGCATACCAATTTTCCATTTTTTCACGGAGCATTTCGTTTTCAACTTCTTCAGAATGTTCAACATCATCCAAAAGGATCTTCGTCGGTCGTACGTCACCAAACCTGATTCCTCGCATTTCTGTACCAGAGCCAAGCGCAAGAAAACGGCACTTGTGATCTCCATTCCTAGCAATAAAGTCTGTCGCACCAACTTTTCTACCCTGTATAAATCTACCAAACACATGAATAAGAAGATCGTTGCCGATGAGTTCTGATTGAATGTCTCGTAATTTTTGAACAGTTTGCTGTTCCGTATTGGATATGATGACAATGAACTTCTCCAACTTATAACAAATGTCATGGATCGGCTTGAATAAAACTTTAATGGTACTTTTTGCGAATCCTCTAGGAGCGGCATCGCCTCTACGAACATTTCTCTCGCCGTACTGATAAGATTCAAACGCATCTGTGTGAAAAGCATTGAAGTCGTATTTACAGTAATGAGGAAAAAATATTGCGGCAAACGCAAGAATGTCTGTAGCACAACGATAATAGACCGCAGTAAGCCAATCTTGATCCAGTTCATTATGTCTCTCCGGTGTTGTCTTCGGATTTTTTCGTTCGATCTCGATATCGCTTAAGAGTTTCCAAAACTCTTGGGGCGTTATCTCTGAGAATTCTTGAATTATCGCTCTCTCTTCGTTCATATGATCCTATCATCCTTGCCAGCATATCAAGGGCCTTCAGCCTGTCGGCACGTTTTATTGAAAAAGAATTTGATACAGAACTTGAAGAAGACTCTCCTTTTGACCCACTTGAAGAAGATTCGGAGACTGACTTAGTTGCGGATACTCCATCAAGTTGATTTAGATCCTGACATTCTTTTAAAACAAGAACACCATCCTCAACCGCCACAATCTCGTTTAAATCAGCGAAGGCAATCTTTGCCGCCTCTTCCATGATTCTTTCAGTTGTCACGCTTATTTTGGCACTGGCGGCTTTCTGTAGACCGTCCAGGTACTCACGAACCTTATCATTTCCTAACAGGCGTGAGGACATAACAGAAGCAACTTCTTCATTTTTTACTTTGTACCCTGCATCAATATAACTCTGCGTTGCATTGCCAGTTTGATGATAGAGTTCACAAAATTTGATTTGTTTTGGGTTCATAGGTTTATCTTATCTCAATTATTTATCGTATCGTAGATTGATTATTCATTTTTAAACTTTTTAAATCAAGTGATTTTCCGCGCCCCTCCACCCCCGAAGAAAAAACCATGTAATTATAATTTATAATGAAATCTCAAATTGGGTGGTTTTTGTGACAAAAAAATTTATATGTTTTTAAAAATCCTGTTTCTGCAAGAAAAACACACAAAACTAGCAGCAAATCATTGTGCGAAGTCTAACTCAACCGGATTTATTAGGTTTTAGTGGTGCAAGCCAATTTGCAGCATTTTTATCATATTGATTTCATGTTGTTCCGGAACAAGGAACAAACTGCGGAACAGGATGCGGTGTCCAACGCAACCGAAATCATTAACTTTTTTCTATTATTATATTATTTGTTCCTTGTTCCTTAAAATAATAATAATAGCCCCAATACGAGAGTTTTTTTATAAAATTAAAAAAATAGATAGAGAGAGAGAGAGATCTCAAAAAGTGCGGAACAGCGGAACAATATGAAATTATTAAGGAAAGTGCGGAACGTGTTCCGGAACAAAGTTGTTTTAGACCAAAAAAAAGGAGCCTAAGCCCCTTTTTCTAATTTTCTTTTAATGAAATCCTAATTCCTCTCCGACTTCCTTCAGAATATCCAGTCACTCTTTGTTTGTCGTCTTGATTTAAAATTCTAAATTTGTCTCTTTTTAAAAGATCTATAAAAGCAGGATAGCCCCTGTTTTTCATTTCTCTTATTAGGTTGTCGGCATTTTTTCCGATATAAAGAGAATTATTTTCTCTAAAAAATCTCATTCCGTAGACTCCAAGAATCTTTTCGAAATATTCTGCACCACGTTCTTTTCCATCAGAATTTGATAAAACAGGCTGATTTGACCTCATGACTTCAATCGCTCTTTGGAGAGTTGTATTGTCACGATCAATTATTATTTGAAGCAAAGTTGATAAACAGTCGTCCTGATCGCTATCTTTGTTATTTTCCATGTAATCTGAGTTTAAAAGATCCATTGAGTGAATAAGGTCTTCAGCCGCTTCTTTTGAAATTACATCAGTTGAAACTAGAACCCAATAACAGGCCATGCAAACTGAAAGCTGATCTGCAAAGCGTGCCTCTAGTTTTTTATCCATCAGAATTCTTTTAACAACTTCTGTTGATTTTTTAATGCTGTCGATACATGAAAAGGCACGGGCAAAAATTCTTTCTTTATTAAGTTCTAGCGTTTCAAAATCACTCATCATATTTTCATAAACTTCAGGAGTCTGATTTTCATTTTTTTCCATATTAACAATAAAGAATCTTGATCTGTCGGCAGGATTTAATTTTGCAACCTGAATTGATGCCATTAAAAAAATTGTATTTGTATTATTTGAAACTACTTTCCCTGCTGAAGATCCTCTGTAGGTTTTATTTCCGTTATTTGAAGACATTCTACGGGCAAGCTCAATTACAGGATCAATTTTGTTTGAAGCTTCAGATTCATCATAAATAACAGGTCTGGCGTTGTTTCTAAGCCCTTGAATTAATCCAGCGGCAGTTGCATCAGAAGTTGTTAATGGATCAATTAAAAGCTTTCCCATCTTATCAATGACTGTTGATTTACCAGACCCTTTATCTCCTGTAAGCCAAACGTGAAAACGCCAAGGAAGAACAGAAAATATTTGTGCCTGAATAAGCCATGCAGAAACAAAAAAATGATCTCTTTGATTTTTATAAGGAAGCTGGGCAAATAAATTATAAATCCCCATTGCTTCATCATCATTTAAAGGATTTGTCGTTGAATAAGAATGCTTTGGAAGCTTCTGATAAAAGAATTTAGAATCTTTTTGTTCATTAAAAACTTCTTCACCATCATTGATAACATAAACTTTATTATCTTCCCAAACTCCAACCCCACGAACTTTTTCAGGATCATATAAACCGTTTTCTTTGCACTTTTCCATTAGGTCTGAAAAAACTAAGTCCCATGGAACAACTAGAACGCCTTCAACTTCTACCCCGTAATTCTTTTTCCAAAACTCCAGGGGAGCAATTGAATAAAGATTTAATTTATTATGTGATCCAGCGGCAATCTGAATTATCTGCTTCTGTGTGGTAGAAGTATAATAGTAATGATTATCCATATAACCCAGGCAAGTAACGGTAATGAAATCATTTTCGTCGAATTGTAGCTGATCTTCCACTTTTTTAAGCGACTCAAAACTGTGAAGATCATTAAAATCTGTCCAATTAGCACTATCAATAGAAAACTTTGGTAACTTATAAATGACTGAAGGATAAGACTTACAAGCGCGTTTAGCGTAAAACTCTCCGGCATTAGACTTAGGATCTCTATCAGCAGCAATAATAATTTTGCAATTAGGATTGATATGGCGAATTGAATTAATCGCAGGGCCAATATTGCCAGCATTAAACACACAAATTGAAGGGATAGACGGAAACGCTTCTTGAATTGATGCCGCTGTGGCAAATCCTTCTGATAAATAAATGTAATCCGCATCTTTAAATGGTGTAAGTGGGCAAAATGCTCCGCTGATTTCGATTCCAAATGCAAATTTTTTAGCAAATTTTTGAGTAGCTGGATCTTTATAAATTCTCTGAAATCCAACCAATCCTTTTACTGGCTTATAAGCAGGAATTAAAAGAACTCCGTTATGGTCAATTCTTGAAATAAATGGATTTGAAATTGATTTAAAATCTAGGTATTCGTGAAGTTCTTTTTGTTTTGCTGATGCGAAAATTGGCTTACATTTAATTCTGCAAGCTTCATGATTAGCGGCTTTTTCTGAATCTAATTTAGCTTTTGCCTCTATAGTGTGATCGGTAAAGCTCTTTTTAAAGCCTTTTTCGCGTTCTTTGCTTGCGTCCCAGCTCTTTACTGTAAATGAATCGCCGTGCCTCCAGGAACCGTAATTAATCGTCTGATAAGAGCTATTTTTATAGATCCATTCATGCCCGACATACCAAACGTGATCCTTATCGCCAGTTCTGTGAATTTTTCCATCAAGAATAAGTGAGTTTACTGATTCGCCGTATTTATAATTGATTTCTTTTAATGCATCTTCTATGATGGTCGTATTCATCTTCTTCTCCGATGGTGATTTTTTAGTTTATGGGGCCAAAGTTTTTACAGATGATGGCCCCATATTTCTTTTCGATAATCGAAACAATATCTTCAGGTTTTCTTATCGTGATGTAAAGACCTCCACGATTTAAAATTTCTCTCCTCCATCTTTTTTGATCTATAGATAAAGTTGCTGATCCAGATTTGAATTCAATTTCAATGTGGATATGAAAATGTAATGAATTTATTTTACAAGGAAGTAAAAGATAGCTGTCTGCCTGGCCTGGTAAACCAATTTGAATTCTATTTCCTCTTAATGTTAAGAAGGCTCCAACATGACGTTCACAGAAAAAAGATTCAGGCCATCGTGCTTGGCAGATATTCGCAGTGGTGTGCATGATTTCTTGGTGTTCTCTATATGATCCGCGCTTTTTTACGCTGGATAGATCTACGTCGTCGTTAGGCCCCCAAACGTGCTTGCAGTCCAAACAAGTCCTGGAGGCGGCATCAACCACAGATTTTGAAATATAAATTCTTTTCTCGTTTGAGTTTCCGCATGATGGGCAGATCATACAAGTTTCTCCCCATTTACATAGTGCTGACCGTAGTGAACTCTTTTTCCTTTTTCAGAGAATTTTTTAAGCTCTGTTTTTGAATAAGGAAAACGCTCAACCGTAAGCCATTTATTGCCAGCCAAATAACTAACTTTTTGCTTTATAATTGTTTGAGTGTTCCAACCAAAAAGGATTTTAAGTCTGTCTTTCCACCCAAAAACTACGTTATGGGTAATTTGAACTTCATCTTCAATTGAGATTCTTCTTAGTGCATTTAGCTCTTCAATGACTGCAATTTCTTCAGTGTCAAAAGTGTAACCAGTATTATAGCAGTCAGTACAGCCGAGATTGTCAGCATTTTTGCAATCGCATCTGTATTTTTCTAAAATCTTATTAACCTTCTCATCAATTGTTAGTTCGTGAAATTGTTTTTCCATAAAACCCTCCTTTAAAACAAGTGCATTTACTATTAAAGCAAATGATACAGCTACTCTGCTTCGTGATTGCAGTATTTACAGTATGAATCTTTTGGATATACTGCAAAACAGTTTCGGCACACTTTAACTTGATCTGTTTTAACTTCATCTTTTTTAACCCTCTCGATCTTGATCTTATCTTCAGCAAAGAAGCAGATTCTTGATTGTTTAGTTGTTCCGTTTGGAAGTTCGATTCTAATTTTATCGCCAGAAATTGTAGTGATGATTACAGATTCTTTTGCTTTCATTGTTATTACTAGGGCCATAAAATCCTCCTTATTTGTAAATCATTCCTTCCAGTTTTTCTTCTTGTGATTTTGCATATAGTTTCGGAACCCAATTTGGAATCCCAAACTCTTCTTTATATTTCATAATGGTATCGCCATATGATTTATACATTTGAAAGAATTTCCAATTGGGCTTTTTCCCAGTTTCAAGCTGTATTCTTTGAAGGTCTGTAAATGTCTTTTTGATTTGTTCGTATTCGTTATATAGACGGAATTCGCCTTCTTTTGTCTCATAGAACTTCTCTCTAGTTTCTGCGCCAGTACACAGAGGACATTTTTTTAATTCAACTGGATAATGAGCGTAACAATTACGACACGTTTTTGCGAGTGGAATTCCTGCTTCAGATCGTTTTTTTAAATCTTCCTTTGTGAGTGCTGGATAGCGCACAAGATATGGGTGGCCTAGATATTTTGAGTTGTGTCCCTGGTCGATTAAAACCGCTTTATTCTTAATAAAAGACGGCTTATCGTATCCACAAACGGGGCAGTTTGGAGAGTTATCATATTGGCTGTTACACTTTCCACAAATTCGGCATGGTCTAAAAAGTCTCCCAACGATTTGAATCCATAAATTTTCTGATTTTGTAGGCCTTGGGATAACTCCAACGCACGCTTCTGGTATATCTGTACCAGTAGTAAAAATTCCCACATTGCAAAGAGCGAATGGCTTATTGTCACGCAAAGATTGTTTTAAAAGAGATATGGCATAGTCACGATCTTCCTGGCTTGTTCCATCATCACAGTGAACCGCTTGTATTCCTGCCCTTTTAAACTCTTCACAGATGCTAATAGAGTGCTCTTTATCGACACAGAAAACCAATGCAGGAAGATTTTGGCCGTACTTTTTATAAAGGGCTATCGTGTCTCCCATGATCGTCATATCACGCATTTTTACAGACAATTGTTTTGAGTCGTAATCGCCACCAGTAATTTTAACTTCACTTAAATCAATCTCATCAGGTCGATAAAGATCACAGTCAACTAGAAATCCCATTTCCATTAGCTCGTGCATTTCAATCGGCTTTACACAACTGTCCCAGAAAGAATGAACGCGATTCCCAACTGGAAAAGGTGTAGCAGTTAATCCGATGAAACATTTTACCTTAAGGACGGTTTGGCAAATATCAAAAAAATTAATGTAACTAGGACTAACGGCGTCATGGGCTTCATCGACAATGACAAAATCATAGTCCTGGAGAAAATCAAGATTACGACGAGTGATAGTATCAATAGAGCATATTTGAAAATTTGCATTTGGATCAAATCCTTTTGAATTCGCCATAACGATTGATGATTGAATTCCAGCTTTCTGGAAATGCCTTTGGGCCTGGAGAACTAACTGTTTTCTTTTTACGACAAAGCAAACTTTCTTTTTATTTAAAAGAAGAGTGGTTATAAAGATAAGAAAAATTATTGATTTACCGCCGCCAGTAGCTAAATAAAGTAAAATCTTTCTCTTTCCATCGGCGTAAGCTTTTCTCATCAGGTCGATTGCTTTTTGTTGATATTTTCTTGGAGTTGGTAGTCTCATTTAAGAATCCTTTTTCATTTTTCTTAATTGAATCCATTCTTCATATCTTTTATCAAGAATAGTTATGTAATAATGGCTTTTTTGCTCCATGGCCTCATTGTATGCCTTGATTACATTAACTGATTTTGTTTTTAGATCTTCGTCTTCTGATTCTTCGATTAATTTAACAATTAGCTTACAGCTTTTTTTAACCTTATTAAGAACCAAAATTCTTTCTCTCTTTTCTTGAACAATAGAAAAAAGTTGTCTATCTGACATTGATAAAAAAGTCTCAATATACTGACCATGTGGAACAATTGTTTCAGCAACAAAATAAACTTCACCAAACTTATTTTTTATTTGCTTGGCCATCTGAGACTTTGAAGCAGTCGGAGAAAATACCCAAAAAGAAGCCTGGCTAAATTCTACAAGTTCAATTTTATAATAGATTTGATTTTTTACATCAGACGATTGAAAGCACGCTGTCGTGTCGATCTGCAAATTTGCAAATTGGCTATTCATTACGGGATAGAACTCTGACATTTTAAAACTCCTTATAAGTTTATGGTTTAAATTTTTCCTCAGATCTTAATTTTAATTTTTCTTTCGCCATGTCGATGGCCTTTTGTCTGAATTGACGATCCCACTCAACACGAAGTTTTTCTAAAGCTTCTCTTCTTGTTAAATGTGGAAACTGAAGCATTAATTTTTTAGCTTCAGCGACCATTTCAGAACAAACGGGAATGTCTTTCCATTTATTTTTTGTTTCAATTTTTGTGATTATGCATTTCATTTTAAAATCTCCTTTTTAAGATTGCGATAATTTAATCGTCTTGGCTGTATCAGCACTGATCCAATAACTGATTCTTGAACATTAATCAAATATCTGTCAACTAAAAAAAGATAAATGCCAGCTAAAATAAATTTAACTGGCTCTCTTGAGAAAATGGCACAAAGTGGCATTGATAAAATAATTATTTTAAATAAAAGCTTCATACTTTAACCAATCCCTTTTCTCTCATTGACTGCTTAATCGCATTTCCAAGCTGTTTAATCATTTCATCCAGATCCACTTCACGAATATAAAGCCCATCATAGAACGCCGCTACTTCGTCGCACTCGTGCTCACTGTGCCACTGCTCCAATGGGATAACCATCCCGTGAGACATTCCTTGCTTTTTTAATGGTATTGCTAGTGGCTGATAAACTGTGGCGATTGCGTTTACCTGTACTGCGAATCTTCCTTTTTTGGGTTCCATGCTCATTTTCTAGTTCTCCATAAAATCGAACAGGCTCATTTTGGCCTCTGTTAATAAAAAATAAATCTTTCTGCAAGCTTCTGTGTCTGACTTGGCATCATGATGGTTTAATTCAATTCCAAAATACGCCGCCAGGGTCGATAATCGGTAGTTATCCAGCTTTAATTTTTGTTTCGCTATAGTGTGTGTGGACTCAATTTTATAATCCATAAAAACGCGATAAAACCACTCAGATTGATTCTGAAAATGTGCGTAATTTCTTAGCACTTGCCAATCAAAGTACCCATTAACGCCGAAAACCGTATAATTAGCATGGCAAATCAGCGTTGATGGGTATTTTAATAAGTGGCCGTAAATTTGTCTCATGCCAATTTTTTTATCAGGAAAAGACATGGCCGTTTCACGAGAAATTTTGTGGATCTCAAAAGATTCTTCTAAATACAATTGTGGTTTACACTCAACATATAAAGTATCAATTAATTCTTTGCCCTTGAAGGTTTCAAAATAGCCCGTCAATACTTCAGCAGTATTCGGATTCTTATCGGTTGTTTCAAGGTCAAAGAATGTTTTATACATTAGTATTTTTTACCATTATAAAGAAGTCTATTTTTAATTTTATGATCTTCTCTTTTTGAATTATATTCAAGCTTTTGAAGAATAACATCTTCTAGGTTAATTTCTAATTTTCCGCAAAGATCAGCAATTCTTATTACTGCATCAGCTAATTCAACATGAAGCATTGGTATGTGTGGAAGTTTATCATCCATAAGATTCTTGCGATCTCCTTCCATTGCTTCAGAAACTTCAGAGTGAATTAATGCTAATTTTTCTGGTACATTTGCATCTTTTTCTCTCGATAAACCTGTAATCTCACAAATGTTTTTCATTTGATACAAATTCAATCCAAGATCTGCAAGCTCTTGCATTTTCTTTTCATAATCAAGATTTGTCCACCATCCAGCGGCTCTACTATTACTGTGCGAAATTTGAACCAGTTTATTTACTGTAAGCATTTTTTCCTCCTTTCATCTTCACGCCAATGCAATTGATTAGCGGATTTTGTTTTTATTGATAAATTCAAAACATGATTGTTTGTTGTGTCTCTGTCGTCATGGTCAACCTGGAGGCCATCTATAGGCCCTAAAAAAGCCGCCGCAACTAAGCGGTGAACTCTCCAATTCTTAATCTTTCCATCAATTCGCAATGTGATGCGGATTTCTTTTTTTCCACCTCTGCGAATTGATGAATTAGTTTTAATGACTTTACCGTTTTTAGTTACAGTAGAATCAGGATGGATTAAATATGGGCCGTATTCTCTAGGGAGAAAAAGAATGGCCATGATGAATTGATCGAGACTAAGCACTTTTATCTTCCTTTTTAGTAATGTCAAAAGTGGTTAATTGTTTTCTGATATTCATTATTTGTTCAATTGGAACAAGTGATTTTGACATTTTTATGTCTTGAGCAAAATAAATAATAAACTCTGGAATATCTTCTACTAATTTAGTTTTTGTATTATAAGAATTAAGTATTCTTTCGATTTGTTTTTTAAAGGTTTCTTTTTGTGATTTTATAGTAATAAAATTTCTTCTAAGTTGGTCAAGCTCACTATCGTTTGCAATATCAAATGAATCTTCTGTATATTTTCTTGGGTAACTGCTGGAAATTGAAAATCTAGTACTTCCAGAGTTATGATTTGTTTTTTTATCTTCGCATCTGTATTGGGCATAATGAGATGTTCCGACAAATCCACTATGTAAAACTTCATCCGTTATTTGAAATCTGCTCTTAACAATTGATTTGACTCTTTCCTCTAGTGCTTTTAAAAAAATGTTTTCAGCATCTTTAATTTCTGAATCAAACTTAGCATCAGATTCTTTTTTTGCAATATATTCTCTCAGTACATTTGTAATTCTATTACTCATTATCTCTTCTCCAAGATTTAAAATTATTAATAAAAAGAAAGTGGGGCGAACCCCACTTTGCTAAAACGGAATATCATCTGAAGTGAAATTAGTATCATTTTCAATTGAGTATTCAGTGCTTGTTTTCGGTGCATCTTTAGGCTTTTCTTTCTTTACGATTGTAGGGCCATTCTTTTTGATTCTCTGTAAATCACCATCGAAAGTATGAGATTTAAACACTGCCACAGCTTGCTTTAGATCAAACTTAGTGATGTTATTTTTTCTCTCTCCAATGTTTACCCATTGAACTTTAGCCTTTTCTTTCATTAGGCCATCAGATCCTTCGTAAGATTCCATTTCGATAACTACGAAAATGTCTTCTTCTGGAAACTCAAAAAGATCACTGATTTTTTTACTTGTATCAGCAAGCTCAGTCAGTTTATTTCCTTTAAATCCAAGACTTAAGAGAGTGTCTAGGTTTTTCTCTTTAGTTTTATCAGACAAGTAAGCAATCCAGTCGATGTTTTCCATGTTTCCATCAACGTCCAATTGAAATTCAATACCGTAATACGGTGTTTTTTTCTCGCTTGACTCTCCTAGATAGGCCCCGACAACTGTTGCTTTGTATGTTCCAGCATTTGTAATCATAAAATCACTTTCTCCTTATTTTAATGCGTTTTGCATTTTTGTTAATATTCTTTGTAACTCAACTGTATCTGAACCAGCACGCTTAATTGCTGTTGCAATTCCACCGCGCGAAGATTCTGGCATTTTTTCGAAAAGATTATCTATCTGTTGTGCCAATTCTTTGTATGACGGCTCACTTGATGATTCAGAAACTTGTTCTTCTGCCTTCTCTTCATTTCCAGATTCTTGTATAGATTCGACCGTAGCAACAGTTTTAATTCTATCTTCTTCAATTTTAGCTGTTGATACAGCGGCCTTGGCGGCGTTTCCATAATAAGCGCGAACGTAGTCTGTAAAGATTTTCCATGCTCCTTCTTTTGGAAACTCCATTTCAAAAGGCAAGTTAAAACGATTTTTACCAGTGTGAGAAGGACGTTCTTCTGTATAGATTTCTCTTTTTCCGTCCATACCTTCGACATATTCTTTACCATCGTTTCTTTCCGCTCTTAAAAGAATGTAGTTTGCAAAAAAGATCCCAGAAACCCAATCTTCAAAAATTGGCTTAACTTTTTTGTGCATTGCTGTTGAGTAAGTATCATAAGAAGTATTTGTCATTGGATCTTCATGCTTGTTTTTTTCAGCATGACAAAGAATTACAATGTTCATTCCTTTTTTATCGCGAATTGGAACTAGATAATTATCTCTGATCTCCAGGAACATATCTGCCATTTGCTTATAGGCTTTTCCGTATCCACCCATTGCCGTTTCCATGTTCTTAGCGGCGTTCTGGCCTGTTAAAATCTTCTTTTGAGCAACTTGTTCAAGCATATCCATTGTATCAATTACAAGAGTCTTATAATCGTGCTTATCATCACGGATTGACTTTAGTTGTTCCTTGAATTGATCCCACGAAGTTACTTTTGGCAAACGAGGACAATCAATCTCATCGTTTTCTTCAGGCCCAACATAAATTGGCTTTGTTGATTCACTTGGAAATGTTGTTTTTCCAATACCTCTTAATCCATAAAAGATGATACAGATCGGTTTAATTTTTTTTCCGGTAATAACCGTGTTTAATACACTCATCATTCTTCTCCTTTGTTGATGAATTAGTTTTTCAAGTAAGCTCTGACTCTTTCTGTTGCAGTTTTTGGAATCTCGTTAGCCTTGATCCAAAGACCGATTGTATTAAGTGATCTATAACCTAAGTCACTAGATACTTTTACAATCCCTTCTTTCTTAATTTTCTTCTTTAACTTTTCCAGCATTTTAATTCTCCTTTTTTTTACTGTTGCAATTCCGATCAAACAGTTTTACTGTATCAAAAATGATCCTGTCAAATATTAATTTACAAAAAAAGGAGAAAACAAATGACAGTAAGCACGAAAGAAGTTTTAGCGTTTATTAAAATGACCCCATTTAACAAAGCTCGATTACAGCAATCTGATCCAGATAGGTATGAAGAGTTAAAAAAAGAAGCCAAGAAACAATTTGATCCAGAAAGTGATTTATCAGTAAAAGACGAAGTAGCTAGTAAAAAATAATGGATAAAAAACTTTTATCAAACGAATTGACCTGCATAGAATCCACTTTAAAAATGTGTATTCAAAATCCATCTGTTGAAAACCTAGAAAACTGTCTCAAGGCAGTTTCTAGGGCCAGAGCTTATTTGCAAACTGATGTAATTCAAGACATTTTAAGAGGAGGAAAAAAGCTTGATGAAATCGGAACTCTTTTAGAAGAGGTAACAGTTGCTATCTATAAGATTCCAAATTTTGATAACACGTTCATAGAGTCACTTAATAATTATTATAAAAGAACCGGACGATTAACGGACGGACAAACTAAAGCATTGGAGAATTTACATGAGAAACTTATTCAAAGGAAACGTAGATGAAAACTGAGGCATTATTAAAATTGAATATCCATATCACTGGAAAAGAAGTGGTTTTGTTAGAAAAATTGGCAAATCATTTTATAAAGATTGCTGATTATCATCATGACAAAGTTGATGGTGAGCTTTATGAATTTGCAAAAGAAGTAAAAAACCAAATTGCAAATTCACTTAATGATTTAGACATGGAGATTCAAGATGCGTAAAATTTCTATGTTACAAAATACTGATGATTGGGAAAAACTTAGAGAAGGTAAAATTGGTGCTTCAGATGCAAACATCATTATGGGCCTTTCTGACTTTTGTACTCCTCGCGAATTATTCTTAAAAAAGAAAGGTCGATTTGTTGAAGATCCAAATGCAAGCACATTTGTTCAGGATAAAGGCCATCGTTTAGAAGAAAAATGCCGCGCTCTTTTTGAATTAGATACGTTTATGGATTGGCCTCCTGTTGTTGCTGTCCATTCAGAATATTCTTGGTTCATGGCCTCATTAGACGGATTTAACGAAGAGGTTTATGAGAACTGGGAAAATAAGTATGTAGGCCAGGAGGATTTTGAACAAGTTAAAAATGGTCATATGCTTGCTCACTATATGCCACAAGTCCAAGCTCAGATGATTGTTACTGGTGCAAAAATCTGTAACTTCAACGTAGTGACAGAAGATAATGAAGCAAAAGAAAATGGAGATTTTCCATACAAGAGAGCAACACTAAGAATTGAATATGATCCTTCTTACTGTGCTAATGTTTTAATGCCAGCACTATTCCAATTTCAGAACTACATAGAGCTTGATATTCTTCCACCAATTTCTAACAAAGACACTTTGATTGAAGATGAAAACGAAGAGCTTTTTGAAGCGATTGAGGCCTATAAAGGTGTTAAAGAATCTTTAGAGGAATGGGAAAAACTTGCTGAAAAGGCCAAGAAAAAAGTTTTTGAATTGATTGGCCATAATAAAGTTAATTGCCGTGGCCATAAAATTACAAAAAGTATTTCTGATCCAAAGATGAAAATTGATTATGAAAAATTAATTGATGATCTAAAAATTAAGATTGATCCAAAATACACTTCGATGAGTGAGCCAAAAATTACTGAAAGAGTGACGTTTTGCAAGGTTTTAACTCCAGAAGAAATTGCGGAAAATGAAAGACTAGCTCAGGAAAAAGCTGATAAAAAAGCGGCAAAAGAAGCCGAGAAATTAGCCAAAGCTGAAGAAAAAGAAGCCAAGAAAGCAGAAAAAGAAGCGGCTAAACTGGCAAAAGAAGAAGAAAAACGATTAAAAGCTGAAGAAAAAGCAAATAAAAAGAAAAAATAGTTGCCAGACTAAATCGTTTTTGAAATGATGGATTTAACGGAATACGAATTGCTCTATTGGAATTTGTTTTTAGGCTTGGCGTTTCGGCGTTGTAGTTAAAAGATTTTAGTCCAAAAAATCAATCTCTTTTTCGTCAAAAAAGGCTCTGTGTATGCGATTCTTCTTCACCGTAGAATTTTAATTACAGAGCCTTTTTTTAATTTATGGTCTGTGTAGCCAATTGGTAAGCGCAACGGAATTAGGAAGTTTTAATCGGCGACCTATCCGTCTAATATGGGTTCGATTCCCATCCAGACCACACAATAATAAAACCTATGAAAACTTTCTTCCTAAATTTACTCCCCATAAAATAACTTAAATTTATTTTCGGAGTGTAAAATCAATGGTAGATGGTGCCCCTTGGATGGGTAAGGTTGCAGGTTCGAATCCTGTCACTCCGACCACTCTTTTTCGTAATCAGATTCCCAAACAACAACGTAAGGCTCTTTCTTTTCTGGATCAGAAATTAAAACGCATTTATATTCTGGATCATATTCACAAATGTAAATTTCAGTGTGGGAAACTAGGAATAATAAAAAGATAAATCTCTTCATACTCCTAGCTTAACATGATTTTAAAATCCTGAACGACATTCCAGCGCGCCGTCGATCAATTTTTGATAACTGGCTTCGTCTGCAATGTGGATAAACTCACTTTTAACGACTCCCAATTGAGCGCAGTAAGTTTTTCTTGAAATTGGCTTTTTCTTCCACTTCACGCAACCCTGCTCCTGGCGAACAATGGCCGGATCTTTAACTGAGATCCTATAGCGTTTTTTTCCGAGCTTACAGGCAAATTTAAGGTCATTTACTAGCTGTTTCCTCACTTCCATATCCATCAGGTCATATTTCTTCAAAGATCGCTCTACGCACGTTTTACCAACGTATTTTTTACAAATCTGATTTGTGAGAAAGCCAACATGGCCAGGGCGAGGAATCAGTCTTTGATTAATTAAGGCCTGGTGGTTTAATTGAAGATCTGGATAAGCAGATTTCTCCTGCTTTTTTTCCAGGATAGAACAAGAGGCCAGTAAAGAAGCCAAGATTAAAATTTTACTTATTCTCACGATTGACCTTCCTCGATAGACATTTTTGCAGCTTCTAAAAGAAGTTCTGCTTTGGCCTCTTCTTGCTCAATAAGATTGTCCATTTGATCTGAACTATCTTTGGCTTTTTCTTCGTCTACGTTCTTTCTGGCCTGGTAATAATCATTAATATATTTTCTGTCATTATCAGTATTTTTTTTCTTTAAAATACCAATCCCCAACTCAATTCCCAATTCTGCAATCTTTCCTAAACCCATAATCTTCTCCTATAAAAAAGGCCCCAAAATTGGAGCCTTTTATTTATTCTTAATTTTATTCTTTTTTTAGATCTTGTCGCAAGCATTTGAAGCAAGTAGCTCAATCTTTCCTGATAAATCAGTTAAAGCACAACCCCACGCTTCTGGTACACCTTTTTTAAGTAAAGATGGAATCGCTAAACTAGCGGCACTTTTACAAATTACAGCGGCAAGTTTAGTTGATGGTGTTGCAGATAGTGATTGAACTTCTACTGCTTCTGGAGCAAGTGCCTTAATGACAACAGACTCATCAGATTCAATCTTTAAAAGCTTATCAACGTCAGCTTTAACGGCTTCTACGTTCGCGCATTGTCCTTCTTTTACAAGTGCTTTTGTAATACTTGCAGAAGCGGCAATTTTAGCCTTTGGAACAACTTTTGTTTCAAAGTAGCTACAAGAAACTAGAGATAAAAGCAGGGATAGACACAGTAGTTTTTTCATTTTTTTCTCCATGAAAAGTTTTTTTTAGTAACAAAGCAATATAATATATTTATTTTTTACAAATGTGAAATTTTACTTTTTATGTAAGTTGTTAAGAATGATCCAACAGCTCCAAATATTGCTCCAAAAAAAGCGACCTTTGTTTTTAGGTCTGAAACAGAAATTCTCATTTCAATCTGAGAGTTTTTTATTTCTTTGATTTCTTCCATCATGTATCTTCGCCATTCTTTCTCATTGCTAAGTATCGCTTCTACTTTATCTGTGTTATTCATCTTTTTAACTCCAGAATTCATTATAGAATAATTTAACAATTAGTGAACGCACATTTTTAATAATTCTTCGTATGTTCCATTAAATCTATTTAAGTCTGTTCCAGCTCTATTTTCAATTCCAGGAACCTTTGCACTTTCTGTAAACTGCCATAAAAGTTCTTTCTCCCATGGTTTAGGAACCACTGGACGAGGTTTTGAAGTGTAGTGAGAAAGCCATAGTGGGTATCTTTTAAATCTTTCTGGTACTACATTTTCTTTTAATAGACGGCCACCGTAAATCCAAGGAATAGTTCCTAGTTTAGATTCTACAATTTGATTAAATCTCTCTACTTCTAAAATATCGAATCCATCTCCTGGATCGTCTTCAGTCTCAAAATCACAAGTGGCGCAAAATTCACCAGGTTGCATATTCTGAATAAGGTTGCAGAAGAACGCGGCTTGTTTTTCTGGAGATTTATTTGATCTGTAAAAATGGTAAAAACCAACAAGTAATCCAACTTTGTGGGCCTCTATTCTCCACTTTCTCCAATCAGTATCTTCATGAGATTCTGCTTCAGAAACTTTTAAGATAATAGCATCTGCAAATTCAGCTATTTTTTTCCAATCTATAACATTATCGTGATGGTAAACATCGACGATAACTACAGGCTTATTTGGATCTCTATTTGGTCGAGGATTATAAATTGGTTTTTCTGTTTCTGGCTCAGTAATAACAATTTCTGGCTCAGGAATTGGCTCAGGCTTAGTTTCTTCCTTCTTCTTTGGACTAAAAAAATTAATAATCGCTCTTAACCACTTTGGCATAAATGTCCCTATTGTAAATCAATACATTTTTGAGTTTCGTTAGCTAGATCGGTCTTATCAGCTTCCGTTATAAGTGTACCATCAGCCGTTGTAGCAAGAATAAATTCTTTTGCCGTAACAAGTGAAGCCGTTTCTAAAAGACCCTTAATTGGGGCGTAAACTGTGTTCATTTGAGCAATCTGAGCAGGAGATAAAGCTTTAGGAACATTCCTAATAACCATCAATGCAATTACTCTTTTTCCGCAGTCGATTTTTCTAAGGGCAGTTTGAAGTCCTGCTTCTTTTTGTCCAAGCTGGGCTTTGATGACTTCTTGTGCCTGGTAATCTTGAAGTTTTTGCGAGTCGAGCGTGATTGTATTTTCTGATTTCTTCTCATAGCCAATTAAAACCTCATTTTCATAAATTGGTTTATTTAAATCATCAACTTCAATCAAAGCGCGAGAATAAACCGAACTTGGATATGATCCAAGTTCATAACATTTCTCATTTGAAATTCTTTCACAATCACTCTTAAGTGAATGGGCTTCTTTTGATGAAGCTAAAATCTTTGAGTCGTTAAGCCAGTTTTCGGCATGAGCTACTTGAGTAAAAAGTAAAAGTGTTATAATTAAATATTTCATAAATAATTCTCCTAAATTAATTTGGCGATATACCATAACAAGATATATTGAAACCCCTTGCTGCTGCCGCACCACTTGATGTTACGAAGGTCTCAACGGTAAGACTATTAACTGTTTCATTTCTTAACTCTGTGCCTGTTCCTGCAGAACTATTTGCACTTGTGTGACATATAGGAATATTTACACCATCAAAAACACTCCCTACATAATTGCAAGAAAACAAACTTGTCGAAGAAATTGTACATTGATTGGATGATATCCAAGGTGTGTCACTTCCAAGATAAGTAACAACACCAGAAGCTGAAACTCTTGCCTTTGTGTGAATATTCTTTTTACCACCAGGAGTAGTGACCTGACCCCCAGTTAAAACCGGACGATTAAATGCTGAAAGAATTGGACGAACTATTATGTGAATGTCTCTTTGTCCATAAGTTGCGCTTCTGTCGGCATACAGTGCGAGCACAGTTGAATTTGCCTCATAAGAAAATCTTAAAGTTCTCTTTGATGTATCATTGAAAGAAAAAATACCACAATTTGTTAGAGGACTTCCGGATGCTGCTCCTGCTGAGTCAGAAAAAATTCTAGTTTTACCTTCTTGTAAAATAGTTTGAGAATTATTAGCGGTTTCTACCCATTGTGTAGACGCACTCACTGCGCCCGATGTGGCATAGCCAGCATACAAACAAGCTTCAAAAGTTCCAGCATAGGGAGGAATAAATGCTACTCCGACCTGCTCATTTCCAACTGAACAAGTTAAACCTGTACTAGCGTTTGTTAATGAACATGGAATTTCTGCACTTGCTGATCCAGAGTTTAAAACTAAATCCAAGGAAGCGTTTTCAAAAGGTGTGTAAGATACAATGTTTGTCGTGGCAGGATTCGCCCCCCCAATATTCGCATCAATAAACCATGATGATTGCTCGTTAGAAACTGCAACGTCAGAAGAAAATGGAGAATAATAAACTTTAAAAGTCCCAGGATTCGTAGTCGTTCCATGAATAATTGCAGATGCGGTGCTTGTTCTAATTCTCGCTGAAATAGTTACATTTGACTGAGCTGTGGCATAACTAAAAGTTTGACTAATTCCAGGAATCTGAACGGTTGAAGCTCCTCCTCCAGAAACAGTACAAGATGTTTCTCTCGCAGTATTCGATCCGTCTGAAAACTGAGCGCAAACAGTCTGAGCACCAGAGGATGATGATCCCCAAAATCCTTCATATTCAATTCTGTATTCCCCAGCTGGCATATATGCAAAAGAAATTCCTGGAATATTTGTTGAAGGTGCTGATGCACTTCCTGTTAATGCATAAGAGCAGCCAGCTTGAACAGGTGGGAGTGTGAATGATGTGCTTGTCACAATCCATGAATTTGCACATCCAGTAACTACGGCCGAACCTAAAAGTTTAGCCTGAGAGCTATGCACTAAGTTCTGATTTGATCCAATATATCCTCTATCAAAATCAATCGTCCCAGCAGCAAGAGAAATTAGTCTCAGCTTAACCATTGTGCCAGCAACCGGACATGGAAAAGAAATTGTTGGTACTTTGATCCAACTAGAAACGCCAATAGTTTGTTCAGCGTAAACAGTTGCACCTGTCGTATCCATTGCTTGAATTTTAAACAGTCCAGCAGTCGCTACGTTTACTTTTTTAAAGTCGGCCTGGCATCCACCAGAAAATGAAGTGGGAATAGCTACAGCAGTCGTTTCGACGTACTGGCCTGAAGTTGAAGCTACGAAGCGGGCATATTTTAAATCCCCCTCTACTCCGTTTGTATAAGTTTGTTGTGAAAATGTTCCACCTGAAGAAGTCCAACCAGGAGTCAGTCCATCTTCAAAAGAATCATTTGTAATAATTGAAATTCCAGACGATCCACCAGAACCAGATCCAGAGCCAATTTTTTTATAAAGAGCACCATCATTAGAAAATTCTAAATTTCCACCTGAAACTCTTAACTCATTAGTGCCTGTACCAATGTTTAGTTTTCCTTTTACACGGGCATCTTGTTCAATAGAAGTTTCAGTTCCAGAGGCAGGATTGATCGTATTAGTTTTTAAATCTGTACTTAACTTTAAAGTGTCATCAAATTCAAACTCTCCAGAAGTACCATTATACTTTAGAGATTTTGAAGCTCCATTGATTGAAATTGTTTTATCAGATCCGGCAGATCCATCACCGATTTGAACACTGTTTCCATCCCACTTTAATTTCTTAGATACTTTTTCAACTGTAAGTTTCTTGTTAGAAACACCATCGTTAGTATCAAAAATTAATCCTTTGTCATTCGCAGTTGAGCCTTTACCAATTTTTAAGGTATCACTCGGATTAGTTGCTTGACCAAAGACTGACGTAATCGCCAGACAGTAGATCAAAATCATTGTTAAAATTGTCTTCATTTATTTCTCCTAATTACTCAGTAAATTGAACATTTGAATAAGTATCTGTACCAAGATCATTAACTGTTGTAGCGCAGTTGTTAAAGCGAGGAGCATCTAAATAAGATCTCAAAGCACCAACCGAGACTTTTAATCCGTTATCGCCACCAGTACTAAAGTCTTTAAATCTTCCGTTTACAATTTTGCAATCATTCCCGTCAATTTGCAACCCGATTGTAGCGGCACCCCTAGTAAAAGTAACACCTCTTTTAAAGATAACTTCGATATTATCATTTAAAACCACCGGAACCGTATCAACAGTTTCACTCTCCAGAACTAATATTTTCCACCCATCAGAAGCATTGTCTAATGCCGCTTTAAGATCCGCATGAGTTACCCCAGCAGTTAAGACATTACCAACTACAGCATCATAGTCATTTGATCCCGTAGAGCTTGTAGAAATGGCAAATGGTAATAGGGTTCTTTCATCACTAATCGCCGCCTGATTCGCAATACCAGTACTGGCCGTAACAAATACTTCAGAAAGTAAAAGATACCCAGCAGGAATGGCCGGAGCAACCGGAGAACCAGCAGGAGTTCCAGGAACGTAAAAAATATCAGCTTTCCAATCAGTCGCAACAGTCATTAACTGGGTACTAATTGCATCTGTAAATTCATCTTTAAACTTTCTGTTTTCTTGCTCAGAATTAAATCTATTGTATTTTACACAGATTAAATCAATTCTTGAATTTGATGAATCTGGAGTATTGATATTAACTGTTACATCAACGTCACTTGCTACAGGTTTTTTTGTCGGCTCTTTAGTTCCAGTATCTACGTTTTGAAATCCTAATCCTTTTTTTACAACTACATCAGTCGAAGATTGAAAAAGAACCTTAAAACCATCCTGGAAGAATCCGTCTGTTTTCCTAGACAAAATCTCATAAACGATTCTGTCATATATTCCTCTTTCTAGTCTTGACTGCAACGTATTTAGATCTTCTGATACAATCTCCTGACCTACGTTAAAATTTTGTCTCATGGGTTTGCCCTCTCAATTAATCTGTAAACTGTTCCAAATGCTTTATTTTTATTTACTGCTTCGATAATTTTAGCAAATACTTGGTCACTAGAAATTGATGAACCATTTAAAAACTCTCTGTTTAAAAAAGATCCACGGTTAAAAAAGCTAGTTGGCTCAGGTATCTGATAATCAATTAAAATTGTAAACGCATTATAAAGAACTTGGTAGTCAATTATATTACGGTTTAGATAAGAATTACGGTTTAGAAAGTTTGAAGCGTCATGATGCTCAATAATTGTGGGTTCACCCCTAATTAATTGGGCTTGGACGATCTCGCGAATCGCTGGAATGTTTGATTTGTTAGTTATTAGCTTTACTCTTGCCCTATAACTTGACAGGTTTTCACCAGAAAGACGTTCAACCGATCTTTCGTCACCATGTTGGGCAACATACTCATCAGATCCGGTATCAATATAGGTTTCACTTATATGGTTTTCAGCAACTTGTTGCTGTTCAGCTATAGTTTTAGCAATCGCCTTAAAATTGGCAATTGATCCTGGGTTCTCTGTCGCCCAAGATTGAACTAGTCCTTTTAATTTTTCGTACCACTGATCTTGGGTTAATGCCATTATACTATGTCCATTGTTCCAGCTATCAATTTTTCATTTACTGCAATAGATACGTTTCCACTTGGTATGCTCGTTGAAAAACTTGTTAAATCGTTTGTTCCAGCGGCTCCCCAGATAGATAAAATATAAGCATTGGCAGAAGCTCTGTTAAAGCCCTGGCCAACGGCCAATTGTTCATTGATATAAGCACTCATTGAATCTTTTATTTTTGTTAAGTCAGTAGAAAGTTCAGCGTAATTAGGGCCTGATCCATTTAATGTTAAAGATGCAGTCCAATTTAAATCTGAAGATACTGCTCCTCTTACTTCTATTCTAACCCCAGCCGCTCTTACTAATAAAATGGCCTGTCTAACAGATTCAATTAATGCTGGAGAAGAGTTTCCACTTGCATCAGCAATATAAAGAACTGGATAAGGAATTCTAAAGAAAGTTGATCCTGGAAGAATTTGATCGTTTGCAATGTCGTAATCAATTACCACTCTTTCAAGTGTAATCGGTTTAGCAAAAGCTACTCCAGGAACGGATAGGGCCGCACCTACAATTGCCGCTTCAGTTGCACCAGCAAGAGAAAGAATTTTTGCTTTAATAAATTCTCTGTATTCTTCATCACTAAGCTTTTCTTTTCCTCCGGCCATATCAGCGGAGTTACTTACAGTGACAGAAGCATCAGTTAAGGCCGTTTCAATTACATTAATATTTGTGGCGTTTACGTTTCCAGCAACCCCAGCAATCATGGCGGTAACATTTACCGACAAACTTAATCCAGTTAAAACAATAGCTACATCAGTTTTGAATCTAACTTCTTCACCTGAAGCATTTTTTCTTGTCTTAACAATTGATTCAATCAAAATAGGTACATCACCAGCATCAGTATTAGGCCTAGAGAAAGTTACAATACCTGTTGCAAAACTTGCATCAGGACGAGCGAAGCTGTCACCAAAATGGTCAACGGCCAAGCGATCAAGATCATCACCTTCAGCAAGTGCAAAAAATG